TCCGCACTCTCTCGCTATCTCTAGTGTTGTTTTCATTTCTTTGCGTGTTCAATTAACATATCTAATGCTTCGGTTATTGCTGCTATTGTGTAATGTATCTCGTCTGTTTTACACGTTCTATAATCTTGGTATTGTTGGATTATCTCTGTTGCTTGTTTTAATGTCATTTCTTTAATACTTTAGTTATTATTCCCTCTACTGATTTCGGGTCTTTCTCGTGTGCCATTAAGAAGTTACAAATTAAAGCCTTATCTAAAATGTTATAGTTCATTATGTACTCGGCGTTCTTTTTTGTTACATCGTAAAAAGCATTTATTCCCTCAGTCGATACGTTATAAAACTCATTGTATAACTTAGTTTGTTTATCTAAACTTGGATATAATGCCGTTAATTGGCTTTGTAAGGCTTTGTTTTTAAACTTATGGTCTATCTGTTTAAGTTCGTCTAATATTTCAATAGAACGCTGGAAAAGTACACTTAATTCAACAACGTTATAACCTACGTACTGCTCTTTTGTTAGTTCGATGTTTTCCATTCTCTTACCATTTCTTTAAGTTGTTTTACTAGGTCGTAACGAACGCTAAATGTTACTTTTTTTGTGGGAATTTCTAAAGGCTTACGCCCAGCGTTTACTCTAGCACCTCCGCTATGTTTATAGCTACCGTCTTTTTTTTGTTTCATATTTTGTTATTTAAAGGGAGGTTTTACGCTCCCCTGTTTTTGTTAGTTTAAAATATTTTCTAAATTATTTAATAAATAGTTAACTGCTTCATTGTACTCACAATTCAAATATAATTGTACTGCTTTTGCAACTTGAGCAGTTCCCTCGTATGAACTTAATAATGTTTCTTTCATTGCTAAAACTAATAATTTAATTTCTGCTACTTGGTTTTCTGTAATTGTCATCTCTATTCGTTTTAATTGTTATTAGCTTCATTGCTGGTACAAATATAAACCTATTTTTGAATAAAAAAAACATTTAATCAAAATAAGTGAAAAAAAACCCAACTTTTTAAGGCTGGGAGGTTTTGTGGTTAGATTAAATCGCTTAAATCAACAGGTTTAAATCCGTCGGGTTTCAATATTTTGCCCTCAGCATCTCGCAATATTTGACCATTTGGAAACTTACTCATATTGTTTTCGTGAACTCGGTTAAATGCTTCTTCGAATATATTACTCATTCCGTGCTGGTGTATCGTTCCGAGTAGCACATACATCTGGTCAACTAAAGCATCAAGTATCTCTACTTTATCGTGGTCGTGGCATGCCTGCAGGTACTCCTTATTCTCCTCTTTCATTAGATTATAACGTAATGTATAATCATTGTATTTTGTTAGGCTTGGCGATTCGTTTATAAGTTGTCGCCCAATAGTCATAAATTCTTTAACTTTATTTTGCATTTTATTGTTTTATTAATTTAATTGTTGACGTATAAAATTCTCTAAAAAAAGAATTCATTTCTTTTGATTTTCTTGATTCTAATTCTTTTATTATTTTTTCTTGTTGCCATTTAGCACCCTCAATGAATATTTCTTTTATAGTCCATTTGTCTGATTTCGGCGTAAATTTTTCGGCAAATTCTTCAGGTGTTTTCTTTTCCATCTTTCAGTATTTTGTGGTATAAATTATTAATTCTTTCCGAGTTGTGTCCTTTTTTTCTGTAGTACTCGAGTACTGCTTTAATCCTTTGTAGTTTGTTCATATTCTTTTAAATAAAGTTCTAAAACTGCAATAGTCTTTTTTATGTCCTCTTCAAAGTTCCCCTTTTTTCTGCATCGAACCGTACGTTTTAAAATGTCAAATTCCCAAGCGTTTAAGCCTTGTTGTTCTGCAAATTGGTATAAACTACCTTTACTATTATCGTAGTGGCTAGGAGTGTTTATTTCGGTGTCTAGTGGCTTGAAGTATTGGTTAAAATCCATTTCGCTTTTCATATTGTAAGTTCCACCCCATTCATTTTTATCAGTCCAATAATCTGTATTAAAATTGTAAATATTACCTTTTTTAAATGCTACTTGTTTAGTGTCTAGCATTACGTAATCTTTAGTACATAAGTATTTCATAATCCCGTATATTTTTTGCAGTTAATGCACTTATAAATCTCACATCCTTGACCTTTATTAATAAATCGCCATTTGTGAATACCTATACTGCATAATATTTTTTTTATCATTGGTTTTTAAATTAACCGCCCTAAATTAATAAGGCGGTTGTGTTGGTTGTTAGAAAGGAGGTTCGTCGGTTGCTACTGGTGCAGTTTCTACTGTTGGAACATCGCCTACTTTATTGATTTTCCAACCTTGAATAGTGTTGAAGTATTTAGCTATTCCTTGCGGGTCAATCCATTCTCGACCTCTTAAATTAATAGAAACCTCAACGCTTTGTCCTACTGCATAACTATCCAAAATACCGCATTTATCTTGCACAAATTGAATTGCTATGTGTTGTGGATATTGCTCCTCAGTTGTTACTACTACGTTACGACTTTTAAAAGTTCCCTTTTCTTCTACTTCTTGAATTACTTTAATTTTTCCTGATACTACCATTGTTTATTATTGTTTAATTTATTAATATACTCGTTTTTAATTTCTACTGCTTCCTTAATTCGTTCTTTTATCTTGTCGCATAAAACCTCATCACGTTCAACGATTATCTCATGCCAATATTCCATACCCTCGTGAACTAAATAGTTAAAGAAATGCGCTCTATTTCGATTGGTTGCCATCATTTGCAGTTGCATCTGGGCATAATACTTACTATCTATTTCATTTGTAGCTACTAATTTAAAGAAAGTAGTTGAGCGTGGACATTTAATTTCTAAAATCGCATCTTCGCCTACTAATCCGTCAGGACTTGCACCCGCCTCATTTTCGTACTCAAAGAAACCGCAATTTTCAACCTCTATAAATTCAAGTTCTTTAATTTCTTTGAACTTTGCAAATGCTAAAGGCTCTAGGTCAATCCCTCTTTGCATATCATAAGAGATAAAACTTTCTTCCATTTCTCCAAATAGTTGTTCTATAGCTTTATCAAAGGCGTAACTTTTTCCAGTTTCTCCAAGTCCTTTAACTCCTAAAAGTTTTACTATTTCGCTGGCGGTAAATTTACCTCTACGTTGTTCGTGCCATTCATTTGAGCGTTGTACATTTTCCATATTTCTTCTGTTATTGTGTAATTTTTTTCTATTTGTTCCCTTGTTGCTTTAACTTTTAAAGCGCCCTCAAAATTAGCTTCTGTAAATTCCTTTTTTACTTTTTCTTTAGGTCTTAATGGTTTAATTCTAATTCCATCAACTAAACTACCCATCATTTTAACGTTACGGTCAACAAACAATTCTATTTTCATACCTGACCAATTTTCTATAACGTGGCACTCTTTACCAATTAAGCCATCTTGTTTAGCAAATCCAGCTAATATCTTGTTATTAGTGCTATTCAATTTTAACGGCTTAACGGCTTCTATAAAGTAGCAAAATATGCCGTCTTGTTTAGTTCCTGATACGTCTACTCCAGTTTCGTATTTCACTTCTTTAATCGTGAATATTAAGGGTAATCCGTCCGTTTCCATTGCATCTAAATCCGCACTAGCTAAATGCGTGCTTTTTCTATACTTCCTCCAGTCTGTTGCCATCTTGTAATTCTTTTAGTAGTTGTGTTAAAATTTCTTTTGCCTCGTTTAGCTGGCTTTGTAATTTAGCGTTTTCTCTCTCCAACGCTTCAATTCTCTGTGTTTGGTAATCTGTTAGTTGTTCCATTTGATTAATTTTTTTACAAATATAATACTTTATTTTGATTAAACAATACTTTTAATCAAAAAGGACAGTTATTTTTTTCTTTAGGTATTAAATCTTTGTACTCTCTTTTGATTTTCTCGGCTATGGCTTCTCTAATGAAATGCCCAACATCGACATTGTAAGACTTCATTTTTTGGAGTGTGGCTAATTGTATAGGTGTAACTCGGATTACTTTTGTTTTCGTTAGTATTTTCATAGTATTGTAATACGTTAGTTGCTGTTAGCGGGTAGTTAGCGGTAATACTACTCAACTACCGCATAAAGCCAAAAATTTCTTGGATATTTTTTAGTTAATTCTAAAATTTTATCTGACAATTGTTTTTCTGAAAATGTAAATCGTGCGTAAGGATGAGAAACACAAGTATAATCTTCTTTATTTTCATCTTCTGGAAAACGTGCATCTTTTGGAGATAACCACATTTTCATTCCGTTAAATTCATAATAAATTGCATAAGCACTACCGCTAACAGCATTTTGTGGCAATTGCGGGGTTTGGGTTTGTTTTTCCATTTTGTTTTTTAATTTAAAGTTTGGTGTATTTTTGTATGGTCAGTGTTTAATCGTCCGCAACTGACCACAAGATGCGAAACGTTATGTGCCATTAAGCCTTTGACACGAACCAACTGACAATCCACATTGATTTACCTTCTATATTATCTTTACCCCATTGTCTTGCTTCTTCTTCGGTTGTAAATTCTAACACTTTGCCATTTTTTGAAACTAATCCGTAATCTGTTTCGGTTGCTCGCCTTACTGAAATATTAAACATCGTTCTAAATTTAACGGCACATAACAAGGGTTTTGCGTAATAGCCCTATCAAGTGTCGTGGTTAATTTTAAGTTTCTACTATGGGCTACTACGCAAAGCCCCAATACGTTAGCGGCAAGGCTTAGTTACCTTCACGAAAGCCGTATCTAAATCTTTTACTTCTCTCAACCGATAACAGTTTACACATTGAGCATCTTCGGCTTTATACAATTTTCCATCGTTACCATAAAAATATCTTCCGTTATGGTTATCGGTATTTGAGCATCCGTATAGCCCAGCCGCTAACATCGCATATAAAGCAATAGCGGGCATTGTGGTAAATTTTAACTTTTTCATCTTTAATTTATTTTAGTTGTTAATTGAAATTTTCGTTCTTTAATCCGCTACTGCTTATATGCGTAGCCGTTAACAGTAATTTTTTAAAGTGGTCAAATTCGACCACTTTAATTTTACATCATTTTCTCAATTATAGATTCTATTCTGCCTTTCATTCCGTGACCTGTAACTTTCAGTACTTCGTGAACTTTCCAAAGTTCGTCTATAATTTCGTTGCGTTTTTCGTGAAATACGTGTTCGTGTCCTGATTCGTATGCTTCAGATAGGTTATCCCATTGCGGTATAAACTCATCTTTAAAAGTTTCTCTATTCATAGGACTATCGCTGTCGTGTAATCCTGTTTTGTAATCATCGTAGTTAAAACTCATAATTTCTCTTTTTTAATTGTTATTATCTGAGTACAAATATAAGTCTATATTTTGAATTAAAAAAACTTTTTTTCAAAAATTAACATAAAAAAAACCGTTAAAGTTAATTAACGGCTTTAAAATAAGTGCTCTAAATGGTAGCTAATTCAAATAGACTGGTACACTATTTACTCAATTTATGTGCAAATAATTTTACGACAACTCCGACAGGAACTATCTTAGCAATAAATCTTAAAATTCTACCAGCGTTGGTAGTTGCTGGACTTTGGCTGTACTTAGCGGCAGCGTTAGTCAATAAGTTTTCAATTAATTCTTTTTCCATACTGTTAAATTTTTGGGTATGTTATCCCGTTGTTAGTAATAATTATTCCTTTGTCAAATCTACTTTTTAAAGTTTTCCAATCAAAACCAAATGTTTTTTGAAAGTGTGGCGCATCTTTGAATTTCTTGAAGTCACCTCCCCACTCGTAACCTTTCCCCTTAAAGTACTCAGCTACTCTATTCCAATGTTCGTCAATTATCCAAGACGCACTCTCAAAATTACCGTCACCATTTTTATCGTACAATAATACAATATCAAAAGCTAATCCGTAATTGTGCATACTTTGGAAAGCATCCGCATTTGTTACCTTAGGACGTTTTAAGAATAAAGCGTGTTGTTCTGCTGGACTTCTATAAACGTGGCTAAAACGTAGCCTAACGTGCTTAGGTAGCTTGTTATTACATTCTTTGTAATATACCATTAACTCCTCTCTAATTTTTGGGTGTGCTAGTGCAATTCTTTCAAGTGTGATTTTATCCATTTGTTATTTCGTTTAAGTCTTTTTTTAATTGTTTCATTTTTGAAAGCAAAGATTTGATAATATCAAAAAATGGCTTATTACCTAGCTTTACACTATTTTCATCACAACTTTTAATTTCATTAAATACCCATACGGCAGTCATTGATTTTGCGAGTAATAATTTTATACCCATTATCGAACCCTCAAATATATAAATATCTATGCTAAAAGCTAGTATAATAGAAGCTAAATAAAAAAAAGATTTTACCACTATATTAAAAAACTTAGTACTTTGAAAAGACTTCCAACCATTTAACTTAATTGTAACGTATAAAGCTGTGCAGGTGTCTAATGATATAAAAAGTATCATTGTTAAAATTAATCCTTTTATCGGTAACAAAAAAAGGCTTATAGCTATTAATAAAGATGATAATGTTTTCATAGGTTCAAAGATATGCTTTTTTATGATGGTATTTTAATTATTGAAAAATTTAAATCTGAAACTCTAACATCAGGTGATTGCGAGTTTTTAACAAATAATTCTAAATAGTCATTAGCAACTAAATCAATTACATATTGCGTACTGCCGGGGTGTTCTTGGTTAGCCGTTGCCGTTCTAATGGTCATCTCTGAATTAGCCAAAATAGTTCCATTCTTAGCAACTCCAATACTAATATTTTGATTACTACTACCTGACCTAACCGCTGCGTTAATTGTTACTAAAAATGAAGTATTAAACGCTCCTGTATAAGTTAATCTATTACTAGCGTGGTTAAACTTAGAGTTTGCCGTGTCTGCTGTTGTAGTACCTTGCGCCTTTACCCATACGTTAACATTTCCACCTCCTATGGTTGTATCAGTTCCGTTGTTAATCATATACATAAATCCACGAGTTGAAGTATTCGCAATACCTACACAATTCACAAACAAAGCCTTATTTGAAGTATTAGTAACTCCAGCAGTATAAGTACCGCCGCCACTAAAGTTAATCGTATCTAAGATATATTTTTCATCTCCAACCGTTGCAGAGGTGCTAAAATTTACGCCTGTTTCGCCACTACCAATAACAAAGGACGAATAAATAATTCTTAATCGACGGCTTACATTACAAGTAGATAAAATATTAATTGCAGTAGTTCCAGTTGCAGTATTAAAAAGGCAATTACTATATCCTATCGTTCCAATAGTACCGTCAAAGTTAAAACCTCCACTATTTAAAAATGCACAATCACTCATTACAAAGTTAGCATAGTCTTTAATAGTTCCACCGCTTGTGCAATTCAAAAGATTAACTCCAAACCAATCCAAAGCCGTAGTAGTTATATCGCCTTGTAAATTAAATACTAAAGCGTGGGTAAATGATATACTTCTAATCGGTAGTGAATAAGTAGAAGTAATCAAAGCAGTAGCACCACTTAAACCTGTTGAACTAATCGAGCAATTCTCTGAACTCCAACCAACTATTACAGTATTTTGACCGCATACTAAACGAGAGCCAAGTAAATCAAGGTGGTTTAAAAATAAGTAGGTATAGTTTGCAACTAAAGTAATCACTCC